ATATAACAGACCAAGTTGTAAATGTTTACAATATGGGCAGAATAATGTAAGGAGTTAATGATGTCAAACCAATGGCAAGCAAGGCGTGGAACAACGGCACAAAACGATGCATTTACAGGTGCGAGTGGCGAGATAACTTATGATACAGAAAGTCAAGGGTTAAGAATACACGATGGCACAAAGCAAGGCGGTTATTTAGTAGATACAGTTGTGGAATATCAAAAGCCGACAGCAGAAAACAATTACACTTGGTATAGAAAGTATGCAGATGGTTGGGTTGAACAAGGTGGTATTTCAACAAATGATGAAACTCCTACTACTTTGCCTGTCACGATGAGTGACACAAATTATACCTGCGTTGTGTCGGTGTTATATAATAGCTCAACACTAGGAGGTGCTTCTGTTATGGTAAAAACAACCACAAGTATAACAATAAATAGAACTGATTCTGCAACAAATGCAAGTTGGCAAGTTAGCGGTATGGCAGCGTAAAAATAAAGGAGTAAAATATGAATCAAGAATATTACATTGGGCAAATTTTTGAAGGCAAATATCCACCAATGGCTGCGGTATGGTGCAACCAAAACAACGCATACATTGAAAAGATAGATGGCAATCGTTATGAAATCAAAGCGATTCCACCTGCACCTGCACCTACAAAGGAAGATATTGAAAAGGCACGTGTTGCGTATCGTCGTGAACATATTGATGATGAAACATTGTGTCGCTTGCGTAAACAGGCTAATGGTACTTGGACACAAGAAATGGAAGATGCGTATCTTGCATTGGATTCCGAGGTAACTGCTTATATTGAAGAAAACTTACCTTATCCAACAGACCCTATTATATAAGTGAATCAACGGAGGGTATAAAATGAAAAATATTATAGCAGGAATCATAGAGGGCATATTTAAGTCTTTTACATATAAAAAGCGTTTTGAGGGTAAAATTGATACTGTTTTATCAAATCAAACAAACCACGAAAAACGGTTATTAAAACTTGAAATAATTGCGGCAATAAGCCGTAATGATAGGGCTGTGGTTCATCAGTTATATGATGAATACAAAGCCTTGGGGGGTAATTCTTATGTACAGGAAATGTACAAAGAATACTGCAAAAAACCAAACAAAAAAAGGAACACAAAATGTTAGATTGGATACTGGAACACTGGGTTGATTTGTTGGCTATTTATGGTGCAATAGTTGCACTATGTTCAACAATTATTAAATTAACACCATCCACAAAAGACGATGATATTTGGGCAAAAATATTAAAAATTCTTGACCATTTTAGCACTGTATTTACCAAGGAAGATGCTGAAAAGATAGCGAAAGCAACCAAGGCATTAAAGGGCAAAAAATAATGAAAAAGAAAAAGTGGAAAAAGTTATATGGGGCAAGTGTAAGTTTTACCTGCCCCTATTGTCTTAAAAATTTCCCGTTATCAGAAGCAACTATCGAACACGAGCCACCAAAGTCAAGACAAAAAGAGTGTGGCGAAAGTAATAAAATACTGGCGTGTAAAAAATGCAATAGCGAAAAGGGTGCTTTAACTGCCGAAGAATATAAACTTTGGAAACAGTTAAACGAGATAAGAAATCACGGAAAACAAAGGGGCTAGCCGATGTCAAACAAAATCTTAAAATATTACTTAAAATCGTGGGCAATTCAAAATTACTATAAATATGATATTTATCAAGTTTTTGCTGGCGATGATATGTGGTTTATGGCAGAACCAAGAACCCCAGGAATAGTGACCCGAACTGCTGAAAACGAAAAAGTATTAAAGATAATTCTTGAAAACGATTGTATAAACGCAACTAGATTTCAACAGAAAGTTAGATAATGAGATATTTTATTATAATTTTATTGTTAGCAGGATGTGCTAAAACAGCATCACAATCAGCCACAGAAGTAGCATTAAATCAAGTGGATGCAGTTGAACAGGCAATTAAAAAAGAGTGTCCACAAGCGAAAATAGATAAAGATATGGATGCGTTGCGTTCCAGTATTAACTCTCAATTAAGCACTTGTGAATTAGAACAAGCAAGAATACAATCTGATAAAATAAAATGGCAAACTGCTTTCTGGGCATTGTTTATTGTTATGGCGGTATTTTTCTCTAAAAAAGTAATAAAATAGTGGCGACAAAGGATTAAGCCGCCACTTACACTTATGAAAAAGGAGAACTCAAAATTCATAAGCCAGAAACAATTTAATTATAACTATTATTTTTTTATTAGTCAAATACCTTTTGTTTGCTATGTAAAATATTCATAAATTCTTCGGCTTCTTCTGGTGTTAAAAATGATTTTTTACGATGTTTGTGTTTGTATAAAGTCTTAAAAAGTATTCTGGTTTTTTCTTTTTCGTCTAGTTCATCCCACTCTACCACCCACTTTCCTGTGTTTAGTATTAAATAACCTTTTTCTGTTTCTTCATCTATCTTAAAGTCAGGATGATAACAACAGAAAATTCTAGCGGTTGAAAACATTTTATCCCCCCTATATTTTAGCAAGTTTGTCTAACCTGTTATACCACCCTTTGCGGAACTTTTCTTGTTCTGGGTGGCGTTTAATCAGGTCATCATAAAAAGCCCTGCGTAGAGATAAAATTTTACTTTTTACTGTCGCAGGGTTTTCTTTTTTGACGGCTGATAGGGTTTGATTCCCTATCACACCATCTGGGGTTGCTTTAACTGCTTTCTGTAAGAATTTACTAGATTGTTTTACACCGTGATTTACAGCACCGTCAAATACATAAATATCTATTCCTGTGGGTAATTTATCACATTTACAGGCATCCCAGTATAGTTTTTTATATACTTCCCCAACAGAATTTATAACCTGTGTGTATTCTTTGGCTCTGCCTGCAATATATTTTGGGTGTATTCCAATCTTTTTTAAGTGGTCTATTACTTCCCACATCTCTAAATTTGGGTGGTTTTTACGGGTAATACCAAAGCAAGTAATGCCGCCTAAATCATCGGGGTCATCTGTATACCCACCTTCAAACTCTAAAATCAACGATAATGCTTTTTCATAATTCTCTTTCATCTTATTCCCCTTTCCTTTCTATTATAAATTAAAATGGATTTCTAATCAACCGCCCTGTCACATCAAGATATTTATAAGTGCAAACACAACCTGTATGTTTCCAATCACTTGGGTCTTTCTTATCTTTTGCTTTCAAAATTCTAGTGACGGTGCAGCAAGGACATTTGAAATTAGTATTTAATCTTGCTGATGTTGCTTGGGTTAATTCCCAGCAATTCATAATTTCATCTATTTCTTCGGGTCTATATTCATATTTTCTTGGTGTCATTTTCTTTTTCTCCTTTGTGATTTTAGTTGTTTTTTGGTGCTGATAGCAACCAGTATCTTTTGAATCTTGTATTTAGACCATATCTATTTATACCGTATTCCCAAACAGTAGTAAATACATAACCTTTGTCTTTTAGGGTGCTGATTACTTTTCTTAATTCAGTAGTTCCAAGTTTTTCTTGACACTCTTTGACGGTCAAACCTGTTCTGTGCGTTTGTAAATATTTAAGTATTATTTGTTCCATTTATTGTTTCTCCTTTCATTTTGGTTAGTATTTGTTTCTGTAATTCGTAAAATCTGGCATCGTGTGCATTGTGATTATGTGCTTTACAGCCTGTATGTCGATTACACAAAGGCACAATATCAGTATCGCCATTTGTGCGCCCAAATATATGGTGGCAATCTAGGGTTTTCCCTGTTTCATCAACCCTACCACAAAGAAAACACTTATAACCCCACTGCTCAAATGTAGCCTGACGATAGTTTTTTACACGCAGACGAGTTTTTTTAGACATCTGGCGTAGTGGTTTTCTTGGTTTAGGTTTCCACGCACCAGATGCCAGTTCTGCTTGTCTTTTCTTTGAGATATTATGTAAAGAACTACCAAATTGTTTTGTCCGTAGCATTGTTATTGCCTTATTCTTGGTGGTGTGGCTGGGAGAAATAAGGAAGGATTCTTTGCCACACCATAAAACTTATTCTGCTGTTGGGATATTTATATCGCCACTAGCAATTTGTGCAGATACTTTGTTCATATATTCTTTGACTAATTCTTTGCGTTCGTTGATTTTGTTTTGAAAAGCAATTCCACGAGTATATTTTAATACAAATACTTCCTGCGATACTTCTGGACAATACAACACAAAATAAGCCCTTGGACAATCGCAGATGTTCATTGAGAACTGCATTTGTTGTTGATACTCTGTTTTGGCACAATCCATCAACTGTTTGTAGAAAGACATTGGTTCTGGGCATTTAATTTCAACAATGCCGTCAATCTTGCCATCTTTCATAATTAAACCGTCTGGGCTACAACCAAACATACCATCATCACTTGCAACAAAACCACACTCTTTGATTTGTTCGCCAAGTTTCTTTTCTGCTAACTTACGAGCAACATCTTCAAAGCAAAGACCACGCTTGATATTTGCGGCATCCATATAAGGATTGCGTTGTTCACGCCACCCTGTTCTTTCTGCCATCACTTTGTGGCACAATGTTTTACACGAATCGCCAATCGGTTCGCTTTTTACTCTTGAATCTGCTAAAAATTGGTTTGCTGTTGATGCTGTAAATTTGCCTGCACGAACTTCAATCCAAGCATTATTTGTATCTATGTTGATTGAATCTATAAATGCTTGTCTATCTGTATGTGTCATATCTGCCCAATGTGGCAAGATATTGTTGATTTGTTGAACTTCGTTCTCATCGAACTGATGTTGTGGAAAGTTATAAATTTGCATTTTTAATCCTTTTGTTTGTTTCTGTATTTGTATTTTGACATATTTTCAATTAGAAGTCAAGAAAATAAATTGGCGGATTTCTGCGGTTTTTTGTTTTGTTTTTACTTTTTTTACGATTCGTTTTCGGTAATGGTCGTAAAATCTCTAAAATCGGTTTCTCAAATTGTAAAGTTGTTTGTTTCATTTCTTTTCCTTTTGTTCTGTGTATTCGGCAGCACAAAATATACCACAATCAAACCCTTTGGGTTCTATACCTTTCATTTCGTCTGTCAATTCGTCAAGGAATAAGTGCTGGCGTGTGCCGTCTTGCATTGTCACATACAGCAATTTGCAACCGTATTTTCTGCTTTGTTCACATCTGCGTTTGAACACATCTGGAAAATCCCGTTTTATTTTTTTCCAATAACCCAAACCGCCATAGACACAAC